CATCAAGCCGGGTGATGAGAACTCCCAATTCTATACCAAGCCAGACGAACCACCAATCAGTCATCCAGCCGAAGTTCTCGAGCGTCTCAAGAAGGAAAAGCCAGATGCCCCAATGGAGGACCTTGTCAAGGAGGCGGATGATATTGTCGCCACTGAAATTGAGGAACGACGTAAGAAACGCGAGGCTGAAGCAAAGGTCGAAGAATGTGAACCGGAGTCATCAACCGACGCTAAGATTGAAGAAACTACCGAAGAAGGCGAACCAGAAGTTTCATCCGCGTAAATAAAAATATATATTAATTTTAAAACGAAATGTTAAGTGTAATACTTACAATCATTTTGACAAGTGCATTCTTTATTTTGTTTTTTGAACCGAAGTTTGATTTAAAAAACAAAACAGAGCAGGAGGATACAAAAGAAGCGCCTTCTACATCAAAGGGGTTTGTCGAAGATACACGAGATGCGTTTATCATACCTTTGTATCCATCTCAAATGATGGTCCGTGATGTAAAGGGGGATATATCCACCAAGTATGGTGATATTGGTACATTTGTTGGGTACTCAGGAGTATCTGAGTATGACTGGTTGCATGGTTTTCCCCATGAAAAAGCCCAATAAGAAAACTGCAAATGCAATAATCCAAACAGATTTATCTACATTTGTTAAAAAATCACTTTTATCGGAATGTGGTTGGTAGTTTTGTTGAGGATACATCATTTCCGAAGGATGAAAATAGTATGGTTGTTGTTGTTCTTGTGGTGACTGCTCACGTTGATATATTATTGGTGTACTATCTTCATCCTTCTCTTCATTCTTAAAGGGGTCATTAATTGGATCATATTCAATTGGATTTCCTATGTCAGTTTCCATTATTTAATATATTACACGTTTTTTTTAAGTGTCTTCTTCCTCACTATCCTCTTCGTCTTCGTCGTCATCCACTACGAAGTCCTTTAGACTTCCTTCGTCATCGTCGTCTTCGCTATCATCTTCGGAATAATATTCATCATCAGTATCAATATCTGAACCTATATCAGAATCGTGTTCTTCGGGTGCGTAATCGTCTTCTAATACTACTTCTTCTGGTGTGTAAAGTTCCGGCTTCTTTATCTGTCTACCCGAACGCGTTCTGGTTGTTACCATTTGGATATAAAGTAGGTTGCTTTTTAAGTATATTAATTAACAAGAGCGTTGATAACATTAGAGCTAAGTTTATGGGTTCTAGAGTTATTCTTTTTGCATATTGGACACTTTTGTGTTATATGACCACTTTTGATTACATATGACATCGTTTCACCTTCGTGCTTAGCTTTGATAGTTTCACAATAAGTAGATGTCGTAAGGGCAATAAAAGTATTCTTTTGTTTATGAATACTCACAACCTTGAGATCTTCTGGACATTTCATACATCTACGCATAAATGATTCAAGGTATGGTTTCACAGATGACTGTTTAATTTGGGGTTTTTCTTCAAATTTTTTGATTTCTGGACAGTTTTTGACATCTTCCTTTCTAGGATATAACTTTTCCACAAGTTTAGAAGGGAGTAGATGCTTACGCCCGTAAAAGTCCTTACAGAATCCATCACGGCGACCTCTCACAGTTTCACATCGACAAAAACATTTTTGGGCTATTACGTTACCACTCACATAAAACCATATGTGATTAGAACTATGAGATCTTTTGAGATTCTCGCAATACTTTGAGTTTGTTGAAACTAGGTATGTATCTTTGTGTTTGAATATCTTTGTAATTATAGCGCCACCTTGTCCATCCATATGTTTTTGTACAAAATCCTCTATGAGACTTCTAATTTCGTCGTTTTGAATTTCGTCTCTGGTCTGTGCTTCTGAAAATGTACCCTCTTTAATGACTTTGGATGGAGATTCAACTATTGTGTACTCCGTTTGATTTGTTCGCACAGAGGACATTTTGAGTATTTCTAAGTCTGGAGTTTGACCAATCTTTAAAAGTGTACTAAGAGGACCGTGTTTGTATACAAAAAGGGGGAGGTATGCAACTTGTATAATTTTACCTTTCCCATTACATTTATCACACCCCTGACCACCGCATGCCATATGCTTAGCCATTTTTTTAGACCATGGCATACGGAGACCACTCCCCTTTGTTTTTCTCTCAAGACTCCCATATACAGAGGAATCAATAATCTCATTCCAATCCATAGCACTTTTTACACTCGCGAGAGCTACAAGAATATGTTCACGAAGAGCCAGAGCCGATGCCTGATTTACTACAAATTCCGGCCAATTTAAATGTATACCCGTTTTTGTAAGTTCGCCAGCCTTTTTAGGGGGTGATACTGAAATCAAACATTCTTTACCCCCATGTCTCTTAACCTTATCACAAATGATTTTACATATATCTTGTATTTCATCAACTGTTAGGGATCTCTCATCCTTATAGTCTATATCCACAAAGAAGTTGTATTTGGGACTCTTCTGCTCTACAACAAAAAGGTCTTCACCAGAAAGAACAGCCTCTATATACTTTTCATGAAATTCGTTCAATTTATCGAAAGGCACGGAAAGGACCCCACCGTCCATGAGCACATGCGATAGATTGGTTGCATTGTTAAATTTTTGTTGGTTACACCACCTTTTAAACATTTAATACTTACCGGAATAGAGCGTCTAACCTCTAAACCACCTCATAACAGAGACATCTGGATATTCCTTACTTTCGGAAAGTTCCTTTTTAATTGTAAGAAGTTCGTAGACTGTCTTTTCTTCATTTTCCTGTACCCAATCATCAACTTCTTCATCACAAAGACCTCTATTCTTTTTGAGAAGTTCCCCGATCTGCATTAAAATATAAGACTTTGACTTCATTCTATTTAATACAGAAGGTTTTTCTATTGAGAGAAGTTACACACGAATAAAACTCTGGATTTTTAACGACATTATCTACTATGAGCTTCCATCGTTTACGAGTATTGAATTCCTCGAGGGTATCAAAACTCATATAATCATTCTCGTCATACGTCTTTTTTATTGGTTGTTTATTGATTTTCTTTAGATTGGTCTTTTGCTTTTCTTCATAAAACTTCCTTACAAGTGTTTGTTGTTCAGTTCTGTTATAATCCACAAAAAAGATAAAGACATTGTATTCGAGATCCACCGTTGGACTCTCTTTCACCGTAAACTTAAACTCTGTGTATTCGCAATTTTTGAGGGCAACTACACCTCTAGTCTCTTCCTCAAGTTCCCTTAAAGCGCAACGGAGAGGATTAAAGATCTCTCTTCGTCTGCATCCTCCTGTAACAAAAATCCAATCCTTGAAGCGCCGATCTCTCACCGTGAGAAATTTTGGTTTTTCGTCAGCAAAGCTGACTGGTATCGCTATAGCTTTGTACTTTTTCATTGCGCATTCGCAAGTTATAATAAGTGAATATGTTTATTCCCCCACCTTTTCTTCGGTCAACTTTGGAGATTCCAGTTCTGGTTCTGGTTCACAATCCTCGTCGGGTTTAGCTTCTTGTTCTGGCATACTGAGACGATGAACAAGATGGGCTGAGAAGTTCTTTAGGTTTTCAACATCTTGCTTAGCCTTGTTCATCTCCTTAAATAGGAAGATAACACCAGCAATCGCAACAATGGTGGCAATCATCATGAGCGTTTCGCGATCCATCTGAATCATTATAGTCTAAGAGTGACTCTTCCTTTTAAGTAAGGACACCCATATTTGTTCTGCCTGGTGGAGGACATTCATATGGACTTTGGGCAAATTGAACGGCTTCGTAATGAGTAGGTTCACAAGAACGTTGAGTTGGTAGTGTTGGTTGCCCAACAATCTTTTCAAGTGTCCTGGATTTTGGATCGTACGTCAATACAAAAACGATGGCGAGAAGGAATACTATGTTCCACATTTGTTTTATTAATTAGTTAGAATATAAAAGTCCACCCATACCGTTCTCGATGCGAAGAACGTTGTAGTTGACTGCGTAAATATCATCTGTAGATGAGTTGGTGTCATTCACGATGCGAGCAGAGTCAAGGCGGGAGAAGTTGAGAGAGCCAGTTGGTTGAATCTTACCGGCATCCAAGCAGAATGGGTAGAAGAACAACTTTTCAACTGTACCACTCGCAGTGGCGGAACTCGCGTTGGTTGTGTGGTAATAAAGTGAAACTGTAGAGAAGTTGGGGTTAGCAAACTTGAAGTCCGCAATATCGGTACCGTTAATTTGGAGTTTGAGCTTATTATCAATACCACCTGTGGCACCAAGAATATTTACAGCTGAGGCATTACCCGCTGCGAGATACTTCACTGGGTGGTTGAAGTTGAGTTCTTGAATCTTCGCCGCAGAGGCGGTTGCCTTTTGGACTTGGGTGATGATCATATTTTGTGGTTTAGCAGCGAAGAACTCACGTTCTTGTGTATCCAAGAACGCATAGTTCGCGTAGACGTCCCACTTTCGGCTGGAATCAGCCGCATTGGCACCCCAAGTAATACGAAGTTCTACATCGTGATACTGGAGAGCAATGAGGGGGAGTGCAGTTTGCCAGTTTTCACAGAACGCAAAGCGAAGTGGGTAGAAGTTAGCTGTAGTGCCATCGAAAAGACCACCCGCAACCGACTTGGATGAGTTCGACGCGGAGAGGGTTGGGGCAATGAGTGTAGAGTATGTTGAATCTTGTTCGTCGATGACTTGACCCCCGATGAGAAGTTCCACCTTGGAAATGAGAGCAGTCCAGTCAGTAACATTCTCTGTTACAGAGCCGTTATTTACCACGAGATAAACATAGTTGAGGAGATCCCCCTTACGTTCGAAACGAATGGTGGACATGCCATTGTTGGACACATTCCCCTGGATCACCTGGCGTTCCACGGTTTGGGAGAAGTTTGTGTGTCGCTTATAAGTTGAGCGGAAAAAGCTGATTTCGGGTTGACCGACAAGGTGCGCATCCTGAGCACCGACAGCAACAAGTTGGGCGATACCACCAGACATTTTATAGTATAGTGAGAGTTTATTTTTAAGTTCATCCGCAATGATATGTACACCCAACATAAGCCGCTTTCCATATTGCATTGGCTTGGTCAGTTATGATACCAGAAATATCCAAGTACTGCGTATTATACGCTGGCTGTGTTTGGTCAGTATCTTCCCATTGAAGACGTCCATATTCATCAAGGGCGTTTAGTCCATTTTCATCCTTTTTAATGACTTGGACTGGTATATTTTGTGGGTTAAAATCACAGTCCATTGTTATTTTAGCAACTGTATAGTTTTTGAGTGTATCCGAATCTTGTTTTTGTCCATATCCGGATATATTTGAAGTTGTTATGTAGTCACCAGTTTCTAAGTTTCCATTTGTATTTACTACCCATAGAGCACCTTCACCTATTGAGTTTACAATGACCCTGTCATCTCCAAGCTCCTTGAACCCTTCTACGGTAACAGCTATATTATCATATTTTCTTGTATTTGTACCTCTGGATTCAAAACTATCTACGACACCAAAAACATTTCTATCACATACTGTATTTGAAAGGGATACGACTGGAAGTGATTCACTCGATTGAATAGCTCTCGATCCAGTCACAAGTTGTCCATTCACATTCATATACTTATTCTTATTTGCGGATACTATCAGTCCTTGTTTCATATTTTCGCATGGAAAGCATATGTGTTGACCCGTAAATGTTGTAAAAGTCACATAACTGTCTTGAAATGTGACATCTTTCTCTAGGTAAAGCAAATTTTTAACTATTCGGGTATTATAAAAGACTGCAGACCCTGTGTCAACTGCAGGAGCATCTTCATCATTTGGTGCTCCAACTAAAACAATATTACCGTCTCCGGAAATAGAGACGTCGTTCCCAAAGTAATCACCTGCAATCCCACCGGAGAGTGTTATAGTTCGAGAACCACCCCATGATGTACCAATTCTTATATATACATACGCAATGCCTTCATTTGAAGTATTTCCGTATGCTCCCACTATAGCGCGATTACCATCGGATGACAATGAAACACTATAACCAAAATGTTCAAGATCTACTCGAGTTCCCGGCTTAACAAGCTTCGCTTGTTGTGTCCATGAAGATCCGGATCCAACGTATACATAAGCTGCGCCATATTGAAAACCAACTGTACCTTCAGCCTGATCGGAACCTACTATAATTGTACCACCATCTGCAGACACGCACACACTAACACCAAATCTAGAAGTAGCGGGATCGGGTGAAGATAGTTTCAAACGTTGAGTCCATACATCTCCAGATCTAGTAAATATATATGCAGCACCCGCATTGGTTGATTCTTGATACGCTCCTACTACAACTACACCGCCATCCGAGGACACAGAGACGTTATGACCAAAGCGATCATTTGTAGCGTCATCCGATGCAACTTTCTTGACTTGAGTCCACCCAGATCCATTCCAATAAAATATATATATAGATCCGGATGCACTTCCACCGTCATCATCTCCATACGCTCCCGCTACGATTGTATTACCATCGGTTGATATGGCAACACTATAACCAAAATAGTCACCAGCTACTCCATCGGTTGCTGTAAGTTGAGTTGAGGTGGAGGTAGTTGACCACACACCAATTGCCGGTCGATCAAAAACATATATCTTACCTCTACTTGAACTTTCATTCGCTGCTCCCACTACAATTCTAGAACCATCCCCGGAAATGGCAATATTACGACGACCAAATTCATCATTTGAAGCTCCATCCGATGCCGTTAGTTTGGCTACTTCTACCCAAGTTTCTCTGTATAACTGGTTATCCACCTTGGCGAATACATATGCAGCACCTCTCAAAGTGGCATCTCCATATGCTCCAATTACAGCAGTTTTTCCGTCATTAGATATAGCGACACTGTGCCCGAAATAGTCGTTATTTGCTGCATCCGATGCTCCTACTTTGTCCCAATTACCGCTTGTGGTAATCCCTACAACAGTACCACTATATAAATCTACATACACGGTAGCTGAGTTACTTACATTAGATACTCGCACTTCTCCAAGAACATCTACGGAGTTTATAGGATTGTTTGTTCCAATCCCAATATTACCACTTGTATAATGAGCATTACCATTCAAGGTTGTCCACAAAGATCCTTGATATTCTGTATCATTTACAAATACATCTGTAAAATTTATGATACCTTCAACATCTAGTGAAAATCCAGGATTTGTTTTTCCAATCCCAACCCTTCCTGAACTCGTATCTATATGCAGAGTATTGGCGTTTACTGTAAGGTTTGATAGAATTTCAACATCTCCATAAAATGTCTGAATATCGGTTGTCGCCATCTCTTACTAATGAGATACAATTTTTTTAACCACAATGATACGTACACCCAACGTACGCGGCTGTCCATACCACATTGGCTTGATCTGTCTGCACACCATCGATTGTTAGGTATCTCAAACTATACATTTTTTCTGTTTTTTCTGAGTCTTCCCACTGGAGACGTCCATATTCATCAAGAACATTTATTCCATTTTCATCCTTCTTAATTATTTGTATAGGTTGGTCTGGTGGGTTAAAATCACAATCCATTGTTATTTTAGCGACTGTATAGTTTTTGATAGTATCGTCATCTTGTTTCTGTCCATATCCAACAATATTTGAAGTTGTTATATAGTCACCCGCAATAAGAGGACCATTCGTATTTACCACCCATAGAGCCCCTTCGCCAACGGAGTTCACGATAACTCTATTATCTCCAAGTTCTTTGGGTCCTTTTGTATACTCACTTGTTCGCGTGGTTGATCCAATAGCCTCAACATTGTCAACAACACCAAAAACACTCTTATCGTATGCAATATTTGATAAAGATACAATGGGTAGGGATTCACTTGATGTAATAGCATTCAAACCAGTTGTAAGTTTTCCATTAAGATTCATATACTTATTTTGGTTTGAGGAGACAACGAGTCCTTGTTCTATATTTCCATATGGAAAACATATGTGTTGACCCGTGAAGGATATTATAGAACCTGTATAATTTAGAGACCCACCTATATGTAGTACATTTCTACCTTCAAATATGTAAGCTTTACCAGCGTTCGACGCGATGGTATCCTCATTAGGTGCTCCAATTATAGCAGTTGTCCCGTTCCCAGAAATAGCGACAGCCCGACCAAAATTATCACTACTTTGTGGATCCGAAGCTGTCAACTTAGTTGTTTCGGTAACGTTGCTCCAACCACTCCCAGGTTTAAAATAGAGGTATGCCGAACCAGAAGCACTGGCTAAGTAATCTTCATCATATGCTCCAACGAGAGCTGTATTTCCATCCCCGGAAATAGAGACACTGATTCCAAAATTATCACTCGCGGCTTTATCCGATGCTGTCAATTTAGCTGTTTCGGTAACGTTGCTCCATCCACCCCCGGGTTTGACGTATACGTATGCAGCACCTTGGCTATTGGCAGTATATGCTCCAACGAGAGCTGTATTTCCATCCCAGGAAATAGA